CCACTCATTTGCTTTCCACTGTAAATACTCATACTTTCATAAGTGTGATTCGTTACAATCATTGGAATTTTTGCCTTTCCCAATTTGAGAGTTAGCATACGAAATGCACCCTTAATCAATTGGGCTTTCGTCATATCTCTTGAATCTTTTTCTGCAAGAGCATCTCCTATTTCTTTATTTGTCGAAAGCATTCCTAAAGAATCCAGAACAAACATACAAGGACTTCTTTCATCTTCCTTTTTCTTCATATAAAGGTCAACTGCCTTAAGTGCTTTGCTGAGAAACTCTTCTACGGTGACAACATTAACCACGACAATCCTTGATGTATCGAGGCCGCGTGACTCCAAGAGGGATTTGGTAATAGCGGCTTCAGTATCAAAGTAGAGACAATAACCATCGGGATTATTATCAAGAAAATTCTTAACCACGGCGAGGCTGAAGAAAGTCTTTCCAGTAGAAGACTCTCCAGCAATAGCAGTAATCTTATTGCCAGATACACCACCAAATATGCTACCTGAAACCAGTGCATTAAAAATGTACGAACCCGTGTCAACATAAGTTTCAGTCTCATCAATATTAGATGCAAGTTGTGCATACTCACCACCAACTTCTTTTACAATTTCATCTAACAGCCCCATATGTTTCTCCTATTTTAAACGAAAAAAGACTCTAAACTAGATGTTTTTTCAACTCTCCACCCAACAGAGTCTAAAATATTTTTGAGTGGTTCTAGAAATGATTTTTCAAATTGTAAATCATAATCAATGTATTTGTCAAGATTCAATTCCTTAGGAAAATCTTGAATAAACGAAATTACATTTTCGTGAATTATATTTGGAACTTTTAGGTATATGTATTTGATTTTTTCACCATTTTGTATCAGAGAATATTTATTTGTAAGTTTATTCTTTTGAATATAATGGTTGAATAAAAGTGAACCACGAGCGTGAATTGGAGTTCCTTTACTATAAATTGTAGAATATGATTTATACTTATCCACATCAGAAACTGTTCTTGGACAGGCAATCTCTTCAGGAGAAAAGGTTTTAAATTTAACTCGACAATCTTCAATGAACTTAATTACATCATCCTCAGTTCCACTCATCATAATCTTAAGAGAATCTTTAATCATCTTACGACAAGGTGCTGGAGTAGAAGACTTGATTGCTTCAATTCCCATTATCTTGAGTTTAGGTTCTTCATAACGAACACCTTCACTATCCCAGACGTTCATAATGTAACGCTTTTTAGCTGTCCATATTCCACGGTCTGCAATGTTTTCCCTTTTCATTCTCATCTTCTGAGAATAAGCATTCAAATAGTCTGCTAGTTCTTGATAGCAACCTTCAATATACTTTTCAAGTTCTACCTTACACATCTTATCAAGAAAATCAACAACCATTTTAGTAGTTTTTTCTTTTCCTTTGAATACAGTTTCAACTAAAGAACCCATATTAAGAATTATAGAATCAGTATCAGAAGCAATCACATAATCAACATCTTCAGTTTTAAGAATGCGACTAAAGTATTGATTGAGTTTATTTTCAATCCAACGAATTACAACCTGTCCTGAAGATGTAACTGCTTCAGCGTTTTCCAATTTATAATAACGAAAAAATGGATTTCCTAAACTTCCGTAACAAGAGTTCAAAGAAATCTTTTTTGCCATCTGAATATTATTACATCTAGCAATTTCTCTCTCTAATTCTTTTGTTGGAGTTTTTTCATATTGCTTCTTTGCATCAAGCATTTTCTTCTTGAAAAGTTTTCGTTCGTCATACATTTTTTCCATTAGTTCTGGAAGAAATCCACGAACATCTTTGCGATACATTGCACCATTTGCACAGATACAATAATCTTTATAATCATCAAAATTTAATTCTTGATTTAAGATTTTATCTATTGTTACTGTTGGGTGTTTTGCTTCAACTAAAGTCTCAGGACTTAAATTAAATTGCATAATTAGATGTGGATAAAGACTGTCAAGATCTAGAGAAACAATCCAATCATACATTCCTGGCTTTGGTTCTTTTACATAGGCACCAGTAAACTTATCATTTTTTTCAGATAAGCCTTTATGAGGAATTACAATATTTCTCTTTTTTAGGTAATTGTAAATAATTGAATCCCAGGTTCTTACTTGAAAGAAAATATCATTGAAGTTAATCTTTGCATCATAAGCCATCGTAAAGCACAACTCAATTAGCTTCATTTTATCTTCTAATTGATCTATTAGCTCTACGTCCTTAATATTGTATGAAATAAATTTAGACCACCCATTTCGATAAAAATCTCGGAATGTATCAAACTCAGAGTGGTCTAATTTCTTCTGACCAAGTTCAACTTCAGCAATATAATCTAGACGATATGATTCTTGTGTCTTGTAAGTAAATTTCTTATACAAATCAAGATAATCAAGTTGAGACAATCCACCAACGTCAAATGTCGTATGATTACGTCCATTGGTAAATACCTGCTTTTCAGTAACGAGTCCCCAATTAGAGAATCTCTTCATCAATTTTTCACCAAGAACTCTATTCAACCTTTTACAGATATATGGAATATCATAAAGATTTGTGTTCCATCCAGTAATTACATCTGGAACATTATACATCCAATAATTAATAAAATGAGTTAATAGTTCTTCTTCGGATGGACAGTAATGATATGTTAAATCTCTACGATTGTGTTGATAAGGTTTAACTCCCCAGGTAATAATATCCTTTGTTGCATAGTCTTGAATTGTGATAGCAAGTATTTCTTCTGATGCACTTTCCACATCAGGGAATCCATATTCAGAAGAAACCTCAATATCCAAAATAGAGATTTTAATTTTATTAATATCAAATTTAATTTCATCTTCTGGATATTTTTCAGCAATATACTGGCAGATATATCTATCGTTTCCATAGATTTCAAATCCATCTACATCTTCATATTTGGAATAAAATTCTCTACACTCTTTAATTGAACCGGGTTGAATTGCTTCAACAAACTCTCCACTCAATGTTTTGTATTTTGTTTGTTTTTTTGATTTTACAAACAAAGTTGGACTAAAATTATCATCCCTGAATTCATACCTTTTACCATTTTTAACTCCACGAACTAAAATTTGATTTCCAATCAACTGAACATTGGTGTAAAAGTTTTGAGTCATTCTTTAATTAAGTCTTCGTATTTTTCAAGTAATGTAGGTGTTGGATCTGCAAGAGTAAGGATTTTATCCGAACTCATCATAAAAACATCTTGTTTTGTAACTCCCATTAAAAATGGCTCTAAAGTTCTAGAAAGCACTTCCAATTGAGGTTCTTTCAGAATAAATGGTTTAATTAATTTACAGTCAGGCTCTCCAATATCTGAAATAACTTCTTCAATTTGACTGATTAAAATCTGATTAGTTAGCAATAGAATAATTTTAGTCACTTTCTTTTCCATTTTTCACTTCCCTTGTTGATAAACTTTTCTCATACATTTCTTTTAAAGCTGAAATTGGTTCTACAATTGTAATCACCCAATCCAATGGAACAGGTATTTTTTTATCTGAAGTAAGAGGAACCCAGGAGGTTAATTGAAGTTTGGATGGAGTCTTTGTCTGTCCAATTTCCTCTGTATCAAATGCAAATACTTTTGCAACACAAGGATTTTCAAAGAAGTATCCAACAATTTTTTCTTCAATTACCATCTCTTGAATATCTGCTATTACATCTTCTCCAGATTTTAAGAGGGCTAGTTTTACAGTCATAAATTATATCAATTCCTATTTGTATTATAGCATTAAAAAATGAGGAGTCAACCTAGTTTTGCCAGGTGCTCCTCTGCGCCAACGATAGCAATTCTATTTATTCTCCTCCATCTCCACCACTACCATCACCAGAATCTCCAGCACTTGAACGACTTCTTACTGGAACTGCTTTTCCCTTTGGAATTTTCTTTTGTTTTCCTTGAGAATAAACATCATGAGGAAGAGAACCTTTATATGCAATTAATTTGAACTCGTTAAACGACTTCATAAGTTTTTTTCTTTTGATGTTCTGGAATAACTCTATTTAGTTTAATAGTAAGCAATCCATCTACAAATGAAACATCACCAACTACAACATCATCTGAAAGAGTCCAAGTTCTTGTGAATGCTCTACGTGCAATACCTTTATGCATATATTCATATTCTGTCGGTGCTTTTTTACACTCAACAAAAAGTTTATTGCATTCAGAAGAAACTTCAATATCTTCTTTTTTATATCCAGCAAGAGCAATTTCTAAGGTAAACTCTGTGGAACTTTCTTTAATTAGATTATAGGGTGGATAATTGGTAGAAGATTCGTGGAGAGTTCCAAATCTATGAAACCATTCTTCCATTCCAATTGAGTTTTTTTCAATATCTTGAATTAATTTGTCAAGACCATTTGAAGTATAATATTTTGTGGTTGTTGTGTTAAACATTGTGATTCTCCTTAAAAAGCGAGGATTGATTTAAACTTACGGATCCAAAGACTCCGCTTTAGCGAATGAGGGATTGAAATAATCTTCCTCATCATTACTAATTATATGAAAACCACAAAAAAGGGGGAGTGTTGAATTCCCCCAAAATCATTCGGTTTCCTGAACCCTACCTTTTTTTCCAATATTATACTTTTGTTCCAAAATCCAATCACCCTTATCTTTATAGGATAAAACTTTAATTTGATTTAGAGGAGCAATATTTTCAATTACAGAATCGGGTTTAATGATAGAAATCAATCCCCAATCAGAAAGAAGACAAATAATGCGATTACGACGCTGAATATCATTCACAGTAAGATTGGCGTGTTTACCATCTAATGCAAAAAGTTCCTTAAAATGCGTAATGTAATAACGTCCTTGTTTATGAAGAATATGAGCACTTTGATAAAGTTTCTTCTCTTTTCTCGAAGCGACTCCAATTCTAGTCAAAGTCTCACGAACCTTTAGAAAATCATCAGGCTCATTCAAAATAACCTCCACCATTTGATCGGGAGACCAATTCACTCTTGGCTCTACTGTTTGATTTGCAGTAGTCATTTTATTCCTCCAATTTCAAGTTTTTGTTTAATAATTTTAAGTTGTTCATTATTTAGTATTTTTAACGCTTGAGCTGCTTTTTCATTACTATAGCCATAGTATTTTTTGACACACTCTAGGTCTTCAATTTTTTCTTTGTTGATCCAAACAGAAAATCTTTTTCTTTTTCTGATAGTATTTAGATAAAACGAATATTGCATATCTTTATCAAGATGATAATTCTTATTCATCTCATTTGCAAAAAGAATAGTATCATATTGACCAGATAAACATTTATTAATAATGTATGGAGAATATGATTTTATTTGTGCTGGGTCTTCTTCAATTAAATTTTCCCCAGTCTCATTAATTGAGAGCATCCAATACTTTAATTCCATAATTATAGTTTACGTTAATTTTATTTCCATTGGCACTCACACATAATCTCTGTAAGTGCTGCTAAAAGATTTATCTCTTGATCGACACAAAAAGCTGACTGATACTGATACCTAGCAATAATGAGAATAGCAGCAGGAATAGAATTGGGTTGTAAATTATCATAAGAAGCGTCATAAATCCTACGAAGTAGAACCGAAGCATCGTTATCAAGGTTGGAGACCACCCACTTACGGGCTTCGGTGAAGTTCTTTTCCTTGAGATGTTTAATCAATTCATTTATAGGGATGTCTGAGAAAGATGCAAGAATGCCCGAGTCAATTTTTCCTCCCGTAGAGTACCTTTGACATTCGTTGAGGATTCTACGAAAATCCGGGAAGTACTTAGATATAATTTCAATAAGAACTTTTTGATCATATTCAATATTTTCTTTATCTAGGATTGTTTGAAGCCGCTTGAAAAATTCTCCTGCCAACTGTGCCTTTTGCTTTCCCCTGATTGTAAAATCAATGACAGCACATCTGGAGTGAAGAGGTTCAATAATTTTATTCTTGTAATTACAGGTAAAGATGAATCGGCAGTTATTATAAAATGTCTCAATATTAGCTCTAAGCAAAAGTTGAACATCAGAGGTGGTATTGTCACTCTCATCCACGATGATGACTTTATGTTTAGAAGATCCTGTAAGTGAGACAGTAGAAGCAAAGTTCTTTGCCTGGTTCCGAACAGTATCCAGGAAACGACCCTCATCAGAACCATTAATCACATAAAAGTCTGCTCCCAACTCATTACACAACGCCTTTGCGATTGTAGTTTTACCAATACCAGGAGGTCCAGAAAGAAGGAGATTTGGAATCTCACCCTTCTCTACAAACTCCTTAAAGGTT